TGGTCCGCGAGCCGCGATTTTTGGCTAGAGCCAGCGGTTTTGTGGGGTTGCCAATCCCTGTCCCTGACAGGGTTTCTCAATAGCAGAGCGTTATTGCGAAAAGCCCAGCGAAGTTGTGGGGCGGAAATTGGTCAGGAATGACCTGCCGGTATGAGCCGGGTCGGTTGCGTCAGGATGGTTGCGATGGCCTGATGTCGGCATGAGCGACGTGAGCATTCCTGCGATGGCGAAGCGGCTGGAGATGTGGCCGCTGGAGCGGCTGCGACCCTATGCGCGCAATGCCAGGATCCATTCCGAACGGCAGGTCGAGCAGATCGCCGCGAGCATCCGTGAGTTCGGCTTCACCGCGCCGATCCTGGTCGACAGCGCCGACGGGATCCTGGCGGGCCATGGGCGGCTGCAGGCGGCGCAGTTGCTGGGGCTGGCGGAAGTGCCGGTGGTGGTGCTCGACCACCTGGATGAGAAGCAGCGACGGGCGTACCTGCTGGCCGACAACCGGCTGGCGGAGAGCGCGGGATGGGACGAGCGGCTGCTGGCGGAGGAGCTGGCGGCGATCGATCTGGACCCGCGGCTGCTGGGGTTCGATGAGGACGAGCTGCAGCGGCTGCACGATGGTCTGGAGCTCCAGGTCCTCGAGGCGATGAGCAGCGGCGGGAACAGCAACGCGAACGAGCGAGTGGAGCCGGAGGCCGGGCGGCCGGGGGTGGCCCCGCCGGAGCCGGAGGATGACGGCACCGATGCGACCGCCGAGAGCGGCGGGGTGGAGGAGCGGCACGTGTTCTCGGTGAACCTGCGATGGGACGACCGGGAGTCGGTGCTGGCGGCGGTGCGAATGGCGAAGGAGCGGTGGGGGCTGGAGGGGATGCCTGAGGCCCTGGCGACGCTCTGCAGGGAGTGGATGGATGAGCAGAAGCCTGGAGCTGATTGAGATCGCGCACGGGTTGTTGCGGGACCTGCCGGACTGCCGGCTGTGGGGAGTGGATGACGGAGCGCTGGTGCTGGGTGAGGACGCGACGCAGTTCGTGTTCTGCTGGCACGGAGCGCTGACGGTGCGGCAGTCGGGGATGTGGCCGCATGTGCTGACGGCGGGGATGTGGGCGAGCGTGCCGGGGAAGTGCGAGATCCGGCCGGTGGGGACGGACCTGAGCCGTGGTGTGGCGATCAGCCGCCATGGGTGGCTGGGAATGATGCAGATCGGTGGGCCGCTCGAGGAGCGGGGGCGGCTGCGCTACATCGACGGCTGCACGGACAGCCTGCTGGTGCCGCCGGTGCGTCTGGGGGATCCATGTCTGAATGGGCTGTGGTTCCCGATGGGAACGGTGCAGACGATGCACAGCCACCCGAGCGTGCGGGTGGGGATGGTGGTGCGGGGTCGCGGGTGGTGCGAGACGCCAGAGGGGCGAGAGCAGCTGGAGCCGGGGATGGTGTTCGTGATCCATCCGCACGGTGAGCACCGGTTCCTGACGGGAACGGAGAGCGGGCTGACGGTGGTGGCGTGGCATCCGGACAGCGACACGGGCCCGACGGATGTGGACCATCCGATGGTGCGACGGACGATGGTGGGCGGCGTGTCGGCGGCGGAGCTGGCGGGGATCCAGACGCGATGACGCTGCGGCCGCGGGAGATCGAGCGGGATGTGCTGACGGCGACGCTGGAGCGGATCCACCGGATCTACGACCTGGTGGATCGGGTGGTGGTGAGCTTCAGCGGAGGGAAGGACAGCACGGTGGTGCTGAACCTGACGGCGCAGGTGGCGCGGGAGCGTGGCCGGCTGCCGCTGGATGTCTACTTCGTGGACGAGGAGGCCTGCTACCCGGAGACGGTGGAGTATGTGGAGCGGGTGCGGGGCCGGGATGATGTGCGGCTGTGGTGGTGCTGCCTGCCGGTGACGCACCGGAATGCGTGCTCGAGGAGCGAGCCGTGGTGGGTGTGCTGGGATCCGGGGGCCAGGGAGCGGTGGATCCGGCCGCTGCCGGCGGGGGCAGTGACGGTGAGCGATGTGCCGCGGTTCAAGGCCGGGATGCAAGTGGATGACGTGGGCCCGTGCCTGTTCGGGCCGGAGTGCGGAAGGGTGGCGGACCTGACGGGGATCAGGGCGCAGGAGTCGCCGCGGCGGTTGCAGACGGTGCTGCGGAGGACGCGCGACAACTTCGTGGCGGAACCGCGGATGGGGTACTACGTGAACTGCAAGCCGATCTACGACTGGCGTGCGGAGGACGTGTGGCGGGCAGCGCGGCAGCAGGGGTGGGACTACAACCGGGCGTATGACGTGCAGGCGATGCTGGGCACGAGCGTGAGCCTGCAGCGGGTGACGCCACCGTTCGGTGAGGAGCCCCTGGGCGGACTGTGGAAGTACGCCGAGGGCTGGCCGGAGCTGTGGGAGCGAATGCTGCGGCGTGTCGATGGGGTGAACACCGCGGGCCGGTATGCGCTGACGGATCTCTATGGGGCGAGGCTGAAGGAACCACCGCCAGGGATGAGCTGGCAGCAGTGGGCGATGAGCATGCTGGAGCTGTACCCGGAACCGCAGCGGAGCGAGATCGCGCGGGGGCTGGCGTCGGTGCTGAAGATGCACCGGAAGAAGACGCGGCGGCCGGTGCCTGATGCTGAGGACGACGTGATGTCGGGCCTGAGCTGGAAGTACATCTGCATCATCGTGAGCCGCGGAGATCTGAAGGGCCGGAAGAAGGGTCAGCTGACGCAGCGCGCGATCACGGCGATGCAGCGGAAGGGGCTGACGTTCGAGCAGGTGAAGGCGCTGGAGGCGAAGCGGTGAGCGTGAAGGATCAGCCTGTGAGCAAGGTGCGGTGGGTGCCGCGGGAGAAGCTGGTGGGCAACGCCTGGAACCCGAACCATGTGGCGTCGCCGGAGCTGGAGCTGCTGATCACGAGCCTGGTGGAGGACGGATGGACGCAGCCGGTGGTGGTGCTGCCGGCGGACGAGGACGGGATGCACGTGATCGTCGATGGGTTCCACCGATGGACGGTGAGCGGTGATGCTCGAGTCGCGGCGCTGACGGGCGGGATGGTGCCGGTGGTGACGGTGCGGTTGGATCCGCTGCACCGGATGATGAGCACGATCCGCCACAACCGGGCCCGGGGGACGCATGCGGTGTTGCGGATGGCGGAGATCGTGCGGCGGATGGTGGCCGATGGCGTGCCGGAGCGCGAGATCCAGAAGCGTCTGGGGATGGAGCGCGAGGAGGTCGTGCGGCTGGTGAATCGTGCGGGGATGCCTGCGCAAGCCGGCGGCGGGGGCTTCAATAGGGCATGGGTGCCAGTGAAGGAATGAGCCAGGTGGTGCTGCAGCTGACCTGGGACGGCCTCGAGGCAGCGGTGGATCTGCTGACGGCGGTGCTGCCGCGAGACGTCGAGGTGGCGTGCGGGATGGACCGTGGCGGGAAGCTGCTGTCGTGGGCGTTGAGTGAGCGCCTGGACCTGGTGTGCATGCCGCGGCCGGTGGCCGGTGCGGTGCTGCTCTACGGAGTGGTGGAGCAGAAGCCGAGGGCGCGTGCGGCTGATGCGGTGGTGTGGGCGTGGGTGGATGCGACGCCAGAGCAGAGCGTGCAGAGCGTGGTGAAGGCGAGTGCGGGGACGGAGGTGCGGATGCCCTGGCAAGATGCTGTGGCGTCTCCGCGGCAGTTCCTGCCTGGGTTGGATGATTGAGGTCGCGTCGATCGCCTACGGCTGCCACTGGGACGAGACGGGTCATGTGATCGGGTGGCCGCTGCAGATCCGGTTCGGTGCGGTGGGACCGGAGACGACGGTGGACCAGATGCTGGAGGGCCGTGGGTACACGGTGATGACGCAGGAGCAGCTGGTGCAACTGGTGGCGGACATGACGAGCCAGGAGATGCCGGTGGAACTGCAGCAGCCGGTGCCGATGGGATTGGCGTCCAGACTGATTAAGGCCGGGTTCCGCGTCACGTTGTGCTGATCACCGTTGCTGAGTTCGCCGCCAGGAAGGGCGTGAGCCCGCAGGCAGTGCGGAAGGCGATCAAGAGTGGGCGGCTGAAGCGTGCGGTGGAGCGCAAGGGTCCACGGAATTATGTGATCGACCCAGAGATTGCGGAGCTGGAGTGGAGCCGCAACACGGAGCCGCAGTATCAGCGAACGGCGGAGCAGATCAACGCGGGGAAGGCGCGAGCGCGGGGGGAGGAAGTGCCGGACCCAGGGCCGGAGCCACCACCTGGGAACAAGGGCGGTGCTGGGACCTATGCGTCGGCGAAGGCGGCGGCCGAGGGCTACAAGGCGATGCTCCTCAAGCTCGACTACGAGGAGCGGAGCGGGAAGCTGCTGGACAAGGCGGCGGCGGAGCGAGCGTTCGCGGCGGCGGGGATGCAGGTGCGTGATGCGGTGATGCGCACGAGCCAGCAGATGGTGGGGGAGATTGCGACAGCGGTTGGCGGGCTGACGCAGGAGCAGCGAGCAGCGGTGCTGCAGGTGATCGACCGTCATCATGTGAGGGCCCTGGAGGAGTTGGTGCGTGCCGCTGGCGTCAGCTGAAGTTGTGCTGGAGGCGTTCTGGCGCGGGATGCGCCCGGACCCGCTGCTGACGGTGAGCGAGTGGGCGGATCAGCGGAGGGTGCTGAGCAGCAAGGCGTCGAGTGAGCA